AGCGAGGGGACGCGATAACGCGAAAGGCCGAGCGGCTCGCAAAACTCCATCCCGAGGCCCCCGCGCAAACGCTCGCAAGGCGACTCGTAAAGGAAAGTAACGGGGCGATCACGCTGCACCAGGCACGAATGCGGATGCAGCGTCAGTTCGGGCAACACGGTGCGAAGAACCGCAAGACGCAGAAGCCTACGGTCCCGCGTCCCCCGCGAGAAGCCGGCGAGATCCTCGCCATGCCGAAGTCGATGGCCGAGCCGTGGACGCCGCATGTGATGAAGGTCACCGGCCCAATCGGCATCCTGTCCGACGTGCATGTGCCGTATCACTCTGAGGTCGCGGTCGCTGCCGCCGTCGGTCACCTCAAAGAACAGGGCTTGTCTGGGCTACTTTTGAACGGCGATATAGCCGACTTCTACGCGATCAGCCGCTACATGAAAGACCCGGCGAAGCGTGACTTCAAGGGCGAGTTGGAAGCCGTCCGCGGGTTCCTCGGCTGGCTGCGGCAGGAGTTTCCCGGCATCCCGATCGTCTACAAGGCCGGCAACCATGAGGAGCGGTGGCAGCACTGGCTCTGGCAGCACGCATCCGAGATCAGCGACGACCGACGCATGAGCCTGACGGCGTGGCTCGACCTAGCCAAACTCGACATCGAACTCGTCGAGGACCAGCGTCCGGTCATGCTGGGGAAGTTGCCCGTGCTGCACGGCCATGAACTGCCGAAGGGGATGGCGGCTCCTGTCAACGTCGCTCGAGGTGCGTGGATGCGGACGCTATCGACGTGCCTGGTGGGCCATTCCCACCGCACGAGCAACCACGCCGAGTCGGACATGTGGCACAAGGAAACGGCGTGCTGGAGCACTGGATGCCTGTGCGACCTGCGGCCCGAATTTTCTGTCATCAATCGCTGGAACCACGGATTCGCCGTGGCGACCGTCCACAAGGGCGGGCAGTTCGACGTTCACAACTACCGCGTGATGCAAGACGGCACGGTCCGATCGGCTTGACCACGGGCATAGGCTGCGGACTCACCCCGAGGGACCAAGCATGACGACCACGACACTCGAAGAATCCAACGCCGCACTACGGGCAGCCGTCCGCGAGCGGCTCGACGCCACGCCAGCCGATGACCACAAGGTGGCGCCGCGGGCGACAGAACCTAGGCACATTGTCGCAAGTACCGAGGAAACGCAACACGACGAGTCGGACGTGCCCTACGTCGAGCACCTGCTCGGGCGGCAGCGTGGCGACTCGGTCCTGAGCGAGACCTACGCCGAGTGGGAGCCGGGCTTCCAGCCCGTCACTCCGGCAGAGCAGACGCTGCGGGACGCGATCGCCACGATCCGAGACCGGCACGGTAAGTACGGGCCGCCGGTCGAGCATTTCGGCCGCACGGCGTCGCTGGTGAACGCGGCGTTCGGCACGACGTTCACCGCGGCGGACTGGGCTCTCGTCATGGTCTTGGACAAGATCGCCCGCCAGCTGGGCACGGGCCAAGCCACCGACGACGCTGCAATCGATATCGCGGGGTACGCGGCCTGCCACCAGGAGTGCCGACGTGCCTGAGCCACTCGCCGACGCCTACCTAGCCCAGTGCGAGCAGGACGCCCGCCGGTTCAGCGGTGCGTACACCGGGACCAGCGGCACGCTCGCGGCCCATGTCATGCGGCTGCTGGCCGAGGTCCGCCGGCTGCAGGTGGCATCGGCTCAACAGGTCGAGCGGCCCTGCCTGTGCAAGATTCGCGGAGACTGACCGGGCGGCGGGTTGCAGGCGACGACGTGTCCTCCTCCACGTTGCCGCCTCCCCGCTTGCTCGGTCACGCTGCCGGTCTGCCCCCGTCCTTCGGCGGGCCTTCAAGGTCCAGCGGCGGCAGGAAGTCGAGCCCCCTGTGCGTCTCCGTGATCCGCGGATCGAGGTAGTGTCCACGGGTCATCGCCGGATCAGCGTGGCCGAGGTGGGCCGTGGCATCCCCCCCGGCAGCGGCGACGTAAGAGGCCGACGCCTTGCGGATCGCGTGGAACGCCCTGGAGGGCACGCCTGCCGCTTGGCAGAGCAAACGCATGCTGGCGTAGTGCGACAGCGGATGGCCCGTCCTGGGCCACACTAGGGCGTCTGGCGGGCCTCGCCGGGTTTCCAGTTCAGCGGCAAGGGCAGCGGTGATCGGGGCAACGAGATCACGCTCGCGGCCCTTGCGGGTCTCGGCGAGGAATACGAGCCGCCCCTGCGACGTGTCCACCTCGCGCCACCGCAGATCCAACAGGGCTCCAATCCGCTCGCCTGTCTGCCATGCGGACTGGAGGAGCGTGCTCCACCACCAAGCCGACGGCACGCCGGACATTGCCCCTCGGCGGGCTTTGGCGGCTCGGACCAGGCGGCTCATCTCGTCCAGCGTGTAGGCGGTCGGCGTCCTCCGCACCCGCTTCTGGCGTGGCAGTCCCGGCCATTCGCCGGGGTGCAACTTCTTTTTGCAGGCCCAGGTCCAGATCGCCAGCAACTGGCTGCGGTCCTTGGCCACGGTGTGCGGGCTGACCACGCGCCCCCGGCAGGGATTCGTGGCCCGCCACCGCAAGAACTTGGACACGGCCACGTCCTCCAGATCCGTGATCAGCGGCTCGCGGCCGAGGAACTCAGCGAACTTGTCGAGCGTGTGACCGTAGAGCGTCATCGACCGATCGGACAGATTCATGAGCAATCCGTACCGCTCGAGCAGTTCTCTCAGCGTCATCGGGCACCTCCTTCCTCCCTAGTGTACAGATGTTTAACGGAGCCCTCTCCGTTGAAACTTCCCCGCCAGTCGATCCTACGGAGGGTCGGCTGGCCGGGGCAAGTTGGGAGGATTGAAGGTGCAGGTTGGTTGACTGTTGCGACTACGCCACTACGATTGGGACATGATTGCCATGGCTGTTCACGATGACTGGGTTTCGGTGGCTAAAGCCGCCGAGATCGCCGACTGCTCAGAGCAGTTCATCCGGCGTCTGCTGCTGAAACACCTGCCGCGCGACGCGAAGGGCAAGCCCTCGTCGGACAGAACCCGCGGCTGCCCGCTCGATGGCTGGCTCGTCAATGGTCGTGCCTGGGCCGTCAGTCGGGCGTCGGCCCAATCCTTCAAGGCCACCCTGACCAGCCGGGCAGGGAAGCGGAAGCAAGAGACCGAACGGCCGGCCAAGAAGCGGAAATCCCGCTAATCCCCGAGCGAAACGGGGCTCCAAGAAAATCTTCTAAAGCCCCCTTGCACGAAGTTGCGATACTGCTACCATGTGGGCGTCAGGCGATTGAGACCTAACAGTGAACTGCGAAACGCGTGGCACTGGCGGCAGTAAGGGGTTGTCGAGGCATGAGATACTCAAGCCGGAATCTGCCGATGGTTGTTGCCCAGTTCGGGCAGCTGCCTCCACCTCGGGTTGTGCTGCAGCGGCGAATCTACGGCAACTTGCGGTCAAGGCTTCAGATGCACATCCGTCGCATCAACTACACGTACAACGGGGCGGCTGTGCTGCTGAACTTGTTTCTAGGGTGCGACTCAGAAACGCTGCTGGATCACCTTGAGACCAGAATGCTGCCCGGCATGACGTGGGAGAACTACGGGGCAAGCGGCTGGCACGTTGACCATATTAAACCGCTCTCGTTGTTTGATTTTGACTTCACTTCAGAACTGAAGGCAGCGGTTCATTTCACAAACCTGCAGCCCTTGTGGGCAGACTGGAACCAGTCCAAGGGAGGGGCCAACCGTCTATGACTCGCACGATCAACAACCTCATGCCCGCACTCGTCCTCGTCCGCATCGGGCAAGAACTCGGCACAGACTCGCCAGCCGCTCGCGCGGTGCACGACCTGCTCGAACTGCTGGCCGCCGTCCCCTGGAAGATTCTTGGTTGACCATAGTTGCCGTACTGCAACACGCTCTAGTGAACGCTTGACCAGTTTTGATTAGTGGATACCTTTACCCGCCACACGAAGGAGACCCCCACCATGGACCCGCATCACAACGAGTACGTCGCCGCCGTCGCTGCCATGCCCGAGCACACCGTCTCGGGCGGCACGACCCGGCTCATCGACGGCAAGCTGGTCACGACCTACGCAGTCGGCGACCGCATTCGGTGGATCGACAAGGGCCGCACGCTGGCCGGCGTCGTGGTCGAGGTGCTGACCGAGGACACCTACCACGTTCGGCGGCATGTCCCTGACCGCGGCAACGAGCACCACGCGGTGACGGCGGAGCAGATCGTCCCGTTCTGACCGCAGGAATTACGGCGAAAATTGCATAGGGGTTGATGCCCCCCCGACAGGGGTTAGGTTTCCCCCCTTCGGCAATCGGACTTCGGCATCCTATTAGGCGACGAACTTCACAGACGTACAGGACCACCGGACGGAGGATCTATTCGGTGGAAGGAGTGGGGCGGAGCCCCAGCAGCAAGGACGCAACGACACCCCGCCGAGCAGGACGCGGAGCGGGTTTTTCCAGAAAACCAACCCAGTTTTTCTTACGAAGGACATGACAGATGAGCACAGAAATCAGCACGCAACGGGCCGGCGGCTTGGCCCTGCAATCGTTCGACGACGCCTTCCGGTTTGCCAAGATGGTGAGCCAGTCGGACTTCGCGCCCAAGGACTTTAAGGGCAAGGCCGAGTCCTGCCTTCTCGCCATCCAGCACGGCAGTGAAGTCGGGCTGTCACCGATGCAGTCGCTCCAGTCGATCGCCGTCATCAACGGCAGGCCGACGATCTGGGGCGACGCCGCCCTGGCCCTGGTGCAGTCGAGCTCCCAGTGCCTCTACGTCCGCGAGTACACCGAGGGCGACGGCGACAACCTCACCGCCGTCTGTGAGGTCCAGCGGCGTGGCTACCCGCAGCCGACGGTCGCCAAGTTCTCCGTCGCCGACGCCAAGAAGGCCGGCTTGTGGGGCAAGTCGGGCCCGTGGACTCAGTACCCGGCCCGAATGCAGGCCCTGCGAGCACGGGGCTTCGCCCTGCGAAACGCATTCGCCGACGCCCTGCGTGGCCTTGTGACGGCCGAGGAAGCCCAGGACTACCAGACGCCGGCTGTCAGCGAGCCGACGCCCAGCGTCATCAAGGTGACGGCAGCGTCCCCCGTCGTGCCCGAGGATCCGATGGGCAAGGCCCGCCTGGCGATCAGCAGGGCCACGACGTTCGACATGCTCGATGCCCACCGCAGCCTTGTGGACAAGCGGCACGGAGATGGCGTGTTCAGCGACGCCCAGAAGTCGGAGTTGGTGGATCTGATCCACCAGAAGGCCGAGAGGCTGATTGGCGAGGACAAGGGGCAGGAGTTCTCGCACGAAGCCGCTGAGCATGAGGTGACCGCATGACGCCGCAATCCGTCATCGACTACCTGAGGGGCGCCGGGCAGGACGCCATGGCGGACACCGTCGCACGGCTGCGGGACGACGCGATGCGTTTCCAGCTGCGGGCAGAGGCGAACCTCCGTGACTACTACGAGTTGAGGGACAAGCACGAACCACGCACACCGTCGCCGTCGTGCTGGAAAAACAACTGGACAGGGGATTGAGACAACCGGCCCACCATGGCCGCAGCGGCTGCATTCATCGGCCGCGTTGGTCGTTCCGCGGGAGTATCGAACAGACCACCGCAGTCGCCGCCGACTCCACGGTGAGGCGACCGAGCCCGGCGTAACCGGGCAAATACACGAAAGGATGCGTGATGCAGCTTTACCTCGACGACAGCC